ATGATTTAGCGGTTGCAAACGATATTGCACCTTATGTAAGAAAATATAATGTTCAGACTGTCGCTTATTCCAAAAGGACTGCACAAGCCGTCGCAAGTCGGTTAGTTCCTGCTGGAATTCCCATTACTGATATGGATGGGGCGATATATGCTGAAAGTTGCGATCGATGGCTTGGGGCGATCAATAGTCATCGTTTACAACATGGTGGGCAAGATGAACTTACCCAACAAACGCTTTCCGCTGCGAAACTGCCCTATGGGGATGGGTCATGGATCATTGGAAGGCGTGCTAGTCGAGTGGCCGTTTGTGCAGCGGTCGCTTCGGCGTTAGCAACTTATTTTGCGACACAACCAGAAACGGAGATTGATATTCAAGTCGGATAATTTGTAAATATGGTATATTATGTGCTAATGGGAATTTTCGATAGATTTACAAATAGATCAAATCAACCAAATTCTGAAGTTGATGTTGCTGCTTCATTATCGCCATACAACGCCCAACAATTAGTTGGCGGAATTTTATTTGGAACCACAACTGCAACTAGAGAACAATATATGGCAATCCCTTCCGGTGCCAGAGCAAGAAACATAATTTGTTCAACAGTCGGATCTTTACCGCTTGAGCAATACAATCATTTTACAAATGAACACATTCGACCAAACAGAGTAATTATGCAACCAGATCCAAGAGTTGCTGGATCAGCCATTTATGCTTGGATCGCTGAGGATTTATTATTATACGGCGTTGCATACGGAATGATCATGGATGCTTATGCTGCAACCGATGCTTCAAGAATTCGTGCATGGACAAGAATTGCACCTAATAGAGTATTTGCATCACTAAATGGTAATTCAACTGAAATTGAGTATTACACAGTTGATGGCAAGCGAGTGCCACCATTTGGGATCGGTTCATTAATTGTATTTAATGGTTTAGATGAAGGAATACTAAATCGTGCCGGTCGCACAATTAAAGCAGCAGCAGAATTAGAAAAGGCTGCCGAAATGTATGCCAAAGAGCCAATGCCACAAATGGTATTAAAATCAAATGGCACAAATCTTACTCCAGAGCGAATTACAAAACTTTTAGAATCTTGGAGAATTAGCAGGACTTCACGCAGTACAGCATTTTTAAATGCTGATGTGGAATTGCAAGCATTAGGCTTTGATCCTGCCAAACTTCAACTCAATGAAGCCCGACAGTACCTTGCTTTAGAAATCAGCAGGGCTTCCGGCATTCCGGCTTCGTTCGTATCTGCCGAAACTACTTCAATGACTTACAGCAACATGACAGCCGAAAGAAAAGCATTAATTGACTTTTCACTTCGACCAATTCTAACTGCAATTGAACAAAGATTATCTCAAGCCGATTTTTGTCCAAATGGAATTGAAACTCGATTTGACATTGATGATTTCTTGCGTGGATCTGCTTTAGAGCGTGCGCAAGTTTATGAAATCCTAAATCGCATTGGCGCAATGAGCGTTGAGCAAATCCAAGAGGAGGAGGATCTAATTCGATGAAAATTAGTTTCCCAATTGAAATAACCGCAGCCGACACAAACAAGCGCACAATCTCAGGCAAGATCGTAACTTGGGATGAGCAAGGTTCAACCAGCGCAGGATTAACTGTTTTTGAAAAAGACAGCATCGACTTTTCAAAGCCTGTCAAATTATTACTTGAGCACCAAACAACAAAGCCATTGGGCAAGTTAATTGACATTACTAGCACAGATACAGGCTTGGAAGCAACATTTCGTTTGGCTAAGACATTTCGTGCAGATGATGCACTTGAGGAAGCAGCCACAGGCCTTCGTGATGGATTTAGTGTTGGTGTAAAAATCAACGAATGGAAAAATGAGGAAGGCGTGCTAAGAATTAAATCAAGCACACTTCAAGAGGTCAGTTTAGTAACTGATCCGGCAATTGACAGCGCAAGAGTGGCTGAGGTTGCAGCAAGTGAAAACACAGAGAATTCCGAAGCAACCGCTGAGGAAACAACCAAAGAGGAGAACAAAGTGTCAGAAATTACTTCTGAGGCTCCTATCGCAACCGAAGCGGTAGAAGCAGCACAGGCTCCAGTTGTAACTGCTCAATACATGGCTTACACAAAGCCTCGTGTTGATACAAATGTTACAGCAGGACAATATATCAATGCACAGGTTCGTGCTATCCAAGGCGACACCGATGCTCGTGATTTAGTTGCAGCACTACAAATTGCAACAGTTTCAGAAAACACAGGTACAGTTCCACCAAATTACCTTCGTGATGTTATTGGCGTAATTGATGATTCACGCCCATTCATCAACAGCATCGAGCGTGCACCGCTTCCTGCTTCAGGAATGAAAGTTTTCACTCCAAAACTAGGAACACAGGCAACAGTTGCTCAAACCGCTGAAGGTGTTGAGTTTTCATCAACAGATACAACTGTTACATTCCAAGAGGACAACATTGTTAAGTTTGCTGGAGCAAACATTGTAAATGTTGAACTATTTGATCGATCCGACCCATCTTTTGCTGACCTATTGGTTCGTGAACTTGCAGCATCTTATGCACAAAAGACAGATGCTTATGCAGCAACAATTGCAGCCGATGGAGCCGGAGCATCATCAGGAACTTCAATTTACAAGGCTATTGCTGATGGAATTGCAGATTCTTATGGCGTAATGCGCTTTACACCAAACCGCTTGATGGTTGCACCTTCAGGTGGATACACAAACATCGATTTTGCCAACTTGCTTGGTGCTGTTGATGGTTCATCTCGACCACTATTTGCAGCAGCCGTTTCTCAGAATGCCGGTGGTTTAATTACACAGGGCAGCACAAACGGAACAGTTGCAGGACTTGATCTAGTAGTTGATCCTAACTACACAGGAAACAATGTTGGCGACAAGGCTGCATTGGTTTATCCAGCACAGGCGATGCGTTTCCATGAGAGTGGAACAATTGAACTTCGTGCAAATGTGGTTGCTAATGGCCGCATTGAAATCGGACTTTACGGATATGTTTGTGTAGTTAATCGCTACCCAACAGCATTCCGATCATTGTTCGTAGCGTAATTTAACTGAGTGCCTAGGGTTGCTCCCGATCCTAGGCATCCATTAAGGGAGTAAGGAGATGACATGCCAAGCATAATTACAGCCAGCGAGTTGAGATCTATTCTTGGCGTGTCATCATCTTTGTATAACGATACTTATCTTGATGGAATAATTGACACAGCCGAAGGCGTAATCCTTCCAATGTTAGTTACATACAAAAGCCCAATCCAAAAAGTGTCGCTGACAGATAATGTCGCCACTTTCACTACACTAGGAATTCATGAATTTACCGAAGGACAATCAGTTGTCATCGCAGGATGCGGAAGCCCATACAATGGCACACGAACAATCTTGGCAGACAATCTTGGACAATATACCTTTTCAGCATCGATCACTAATGCCGATTTACTCGAAGTTAATGTCATCCCATCCGGAACTGCTACCCTTTCTGGCGCATCAACTTATGTTGGAGTCCAGCCTGTTCGATCAGCAGTCTTTGCCGTTTCAGTCGAAGTCTTTCAATCAAGAATTGCAGCCGGAGGACAAATCGAAGGAGTAGATTTTACAGCCACTCCATTCCGCATGGGTCGCAGTCTTTTTAATCGTTGCGTTGGTTTATTAGGTGCATACATAGATGTTGAAAGCATGGCTCTCTAAATGCCAGCATCAACAATTCTTTCATCTGTTCGCACGCCATTAGCAACCGCTTTAGGAACTGTTACCGGTAGCGTTTACAGTTATGTTCCAGAATCGGTTTATCCACCAGCAGTAGTTTTTGTACCATCATCGCCGTATCTTGAAATTGACACAATTGGCAAATCATCTGTTAGATGTAAAGTCAATATGACAATCACAGCCATAGTTGCTTACAACAGCAACCCAGCATCGCTGGACAATATGGAGCAATTAGTAATGAGTATTCTGGCAGTTATCCCAGCGGGATACATTGTCGGATCAGTTGAACAACCAACAGTTCAACAAATCGGATCATCAACAATGTTGATTTCTGATATAAATGTATCAACCTATTACACACAGACAAACTAAGGAGCAAGATGCCTACGACAGTTATTACCGGTCGAGATATTACCTTCACCATTGGCGGTAATAATTTCGATGCTCAAGTTACAACCGCAACTTTAGAGTGCGAGAGAAATCGTGTTCGTTACGAAACTTTGGATGGAGCATCATTCAAGGTTATTGATGACAACTGGACATTCAACATCAGCATGCTTGCTGATTGGGGTGCTACCGGATCACTTTGTGAGATCCTATGGGGCGTTGCTGAATCAGCACCAAACACAGGCATTTCAACAGTATTCACAGCAGCATCAGGCGCATCATTTACTTTCCAGATCCTGCCAAACTTTCCATCAGCCGGTGGAACAGCACCAGATGCACAAACACTTGATTTGAGTTTCCAAGTTATTGGAACACCAGCAGAATCATTTAGTTAATAAGAACTCGGGAGCAAAATGAAACTAAATATAACAATTGAATACAACTCAGGCGAGCAAGTTACTTATGTAGCCCAACCGCCTGAGTGGGCAAAATGGGAAAAGCAGACAGGAAATACCATTGGTCAAGCATCCGAAAAGTTGGGCATTTGGGATCTTATGTTTCTTGCTTATCATGCACATAAGCGAGAACTTGGTGCATCCAAACCCATCAAGCCAATGGATATTTGGATGGAAACTGTTGCCGATGTAATAGTCGGTGATGCCGACCCAAAAGCCACCCAGCAGGAAGCCTAAGTAGATTATTGGTTGAGTTGGCAATAGCCACGCAAATACCAATGAGCGAATGGGTTGAAGCAGAGGATATTTTAACAGCGATCGAGATATTGGAGAAACGGAATGGCAACTAGCACCGAACCTCTAATAGTCTATGACAAAAGAGAACTTGCTTCATTTGCTAAAGTAATTAGAAACATGAGCGATATTGCCGTTCAAGAAACCAAGCGCAGAGTTGGCGAATTGGCACAAAAAGAATTAGCAGAAATTCGCAGGATTGCTTCATCAAGAGGCAAGGTTGCTGATCGTGTTGCCCAAGGCGGTAAAGTTAAAAAGTCATCATTGCTTGGTGAAATATCTTTTGGTTTTGCTTCACAAAGATTTTCAGGCGGTGCAACAACTCAGTTTAATACTCGCAATGATGCAAAAGGTAATCGCCCGGGTATCGGTGCAGCACATGAATTTGGATCTAAAAATTATCCGCAATTTCCAAGATGGTCTGGACCAATGCCTAAAGGTCCGGGATCAAGAGGTTATTTCATTTACCCAACAATTAGATTCTTGCAACCAACTATAATTAAAGAGTTTGAACAAATCATTTTAGATATAAGAAAAGAGTTTGCTGATGGCTAGTAATAGCAGAACCTTAACCCTTGCACTTGCAGCCGATATTGATGGCCTTAAAAAAGGCTTAGATGATGCAAATAAGGTTGTAAATAAGTCAGCCGATCAAATTGCAGATTTTGGTAAAAAGGCTGCTTTGGCTTTTGCTGCTGCCGGTGCTGCCGTTGGCGCATTTGCCGTATCTGCTGCCAAGGCTGCTGCCCAAGATGAATCAGCACGCAAAAAACTTGAACAAACTATAAGATCAAATACTCAGGCCACCGAGGATCAGATTGCAGCCATTGATACTTATATCACCAAGCAATCTATTGCCACCGCAACCACAGATGATGTTTTAAGGCCAGCCCTTAGCCGTTTGATTAGATCAACTCAGGATGTAACAAAAGCCCAAGAATTATTAAGCCTTGCTCAAGAAATATCAACAGCCACAGGCAAACCATTAGAATCAGTTACCAATGCTCTGGGTAAAGCCTATGATGGCAGCAATACAGCCCTTGGAAAACTTAATCTTGGTATTGACCAAAGCACTCTTAAAACCAAATCATTTGATGAGATTACAAAAGAGTTAGCCAAGACTTATGATGGATTTGTTAAAAATGAAGCCACAAATGCTGAATTTAAATTTAAGCAATTAACTATTGCTTTAGATGAAACCAAAGAACAAATTGGTGTTGCATTACTTCCAATTGTAAAAGAGTTTGCAGATTATTTACTTGCCACAGTTGTACCAAATGTTCAGGCTTTGGCTGCTGGATTAACTGGAGATAATAGCGTCACAGCCGGTATCACAGATGCAACAAGGGGTGCTTATGCTTTTGGGCAACAATTAAGATCGACCATAGAATTTGTTATCAGCATAAAAGATGAATTATTAGTACTTGGTGGAATTATTGCCACAGTTTTTGTTGCAAATAAAGTCATTGCATTTGTCGGCGCAGTTCAAACTTTAATTACAGCAAT